GGACAACTTGGGATCCATTCAAAACTGATAGCTCTCCATCGGTGCATTGAATACATGGATCCCATTTGAGATAGGTGTTGTGCGTTACCGACAAATGTGGAATTGGCGGACAGAGGTGACATTCTTGGTATGATCGCGACTTCTTGTATTGTGTCGGACTTAGTGTCACCAAAGACTTGAAGTATGATTTCCTCGTGGGATAACTTCTGCCAGCCTTGTCCGTTGCCCAATCGCATTTGTGTTGGGACCATAGTTGTAACATGCTGTAGGGGGGCGGTTGCCCGTTCCACAGATCGGCCTCTATTACGGTAACGAGTGGTGTTTCGTGCTTTACGCTGAGCACGTCTTCTGGGTTTCTGAGCTCCATTCATTTTACTATTTCGATGTTTTGATACTTCTCGTGATGATACACCGTATGGTAGGAAGGAGTGATGATAGGAGGTTCAGTCCAGGATTTAGTAGCTAATATCAACAAGAGTATAATTATAGCAACCACGAGAGGCCAAACGAAGGGATTGTCTGGACAGTGGCACTTACCCAACGATCCACAAGCCAGCTAGAAATTGAAGTTGAACGTGTTTTCAATCTTATCTGCTGTTTGCACGATTCCTAGACCAAACTTGGTTTCGTCTGGGTTGGCTTGAGTTATGGCTGTACGACCGGCACCGGCAGCAACTGATGTTCTTGCGGACCTTGCTGCGGCTCTGTCGTTCTTCGGGTTGCTGTTGTTGAGAGTGTTTTCACTTCTTTGATTGGTGCTACTAGGGGGATTGTAGGGAGGAGTTTCAATAGCAGACATTCAGTGGCTCTTGCAGGAGTTCCCAAACTGGATGGATTCCAGGATAGTGTAAGAGCATCAAAATAATGTTCCATACTCACTTGTTCATCTGGGGTGTACCCAAAGGCTAAGTAGAATGAATATCTAGTGGCTGCTTCAATATCTCTGGATTTCCTATGGGAATCGTTTGCTAACCGTGAAAATCCGCTATTAAACTCTCTTGATTTATGTATGTTCCCTTTGTCTATGCCATTTCTGACCATGCAATTGTAGTATGACTGTTTAATTGGTATGCCACCAGTCAGGCTTATCCCAGCCTCTCCTACTGCTCGACACCACTTGCGTGCGGAAGACACAGAGTAGAAGGGGGTGATGCTGTGACTGTCCTTACTCATTGTTACAGTCGGATTCCGTACCATAATGTATTGGGTTCCATCGAAAACTGGTTTCATCTGGCAAAACTCGACTTGTTCTGTTATATAGACCGGGTCTTCTGCCACAACTTCAAAGCCATAGTCCATCCAATGGTCGTACAAGTTACGTACCACTACTTCCTCATCATCCACCGAGCAGATTAAAACGTTGTCGTCTCCATTGTTGATGAGGTATGCTTCGATGTTGTGTTTGTCAACAAAGGCCTTTGTAATCAAACAAGCCAGTATGCAATTTCCTAAACTAGTGTTCATGTCACCTGACATTCTCTTACCATCCACTTGGTACTTAAAGAACCCATCTTGTGTGTGTGCTGTACCCCGATTGTTGATTTGCCATTGTAGCAACTGTTTAAGTGTATCAGGGTAGCCGTGGATAGCATTGTAGATGGAATGCTCAAATTTTAATGCTTGCACGGACACATGTTGGTCAAATCTGGATGCGTCGAATCCAATGGCGCATGGGTGTAAAAATTTTTTCATTTTCTTGTGCAGTTCTGCTCCCATGCCTTCAACATTCATACCCTTAAATATCGTTTTCCCCCCCCATATATTGTCTATGGCTTTGTATATGGGATGTTCGATATGTTTTAAGTATTTCCCGAGCTCCACGTTGTATCTTGGGTGTCTTGGTTGTATTACCCTGGGACATGGATCTGGTTTGAGGGTGATGTTGGTTTTCTCCGC